AGGACAAATTTTTCATAATGTTCCAGAAACTTTTATGAGGAGAAAATAATGTTTGATTTATCCGCCAATCCAGACTTTAAAAATGTAGAAGATGCCAAGATTGTAAACCCATATTATGACATTAACGGTGATAAAATGGGAACAAACATAGACATTTATGGTAGTGATGCCCTTGACCAAGCTATTGAAATGGTTTTGTGTACTGAACCATACGAAAGGCTATTCAACATTTCTTTAAGTTCACCATTGTATCAAATATTGTTCCAAAATTCTACAAACATTGATGCCATTATGACCTCTATTTTTGACCAAATAGAATATTGGGTTCCTGTTGTTGTTGATAGGGCAAATGCGGAAGTGGAACAATTAACATCTGAACACGCAATTAAGTTTAAGATTCCATACATTTCAAATAATGGTCGCATTGCACATACTTTCAATAGAATCATTGGTAGATAATTTATAAATACTTTATGATTAGTTTTAGCGAGTATGTGAAATTGAACCAAAATAAGGCTTACAACCACACAGAAGTGGCTGTACCCGAAGTTAAAGTTAAAAAAGTTGTGAACAATGTTCTAGCTCCTGCTCCGGTAAAAGAAAAGGATGTATATGACTATTTGAAAGAAGCTAATCCTCAAGTATGGACTGCTAAAATAGTTGGTAATGAAAAATACCTATTTTACAATGAACACTACTTGAATGTTGGTGCTTTGTGTAAATCCTTGAAAACGATTTACAATTCAAATGGTTATGAAAATTATGGGTTTTCCAAATTAGATGAATCCGATTTAATTCGTTACACTACAGTTCGTGAAATTATCGTTAAAGATTTCTTGAACACATCAGCCCCAAATGAACTTGACCCTTCAGAAGTGGCACAAAACATTTTTGATAACGAAATTAAGGATTTTGAATGGAAGCCACAACCTCTTAACATATAGGTGAATGTATGAATTTATTAACAAATAAATTGTTAGAGGTTAAATTAATAGTAGAACCTTCTATTATTGAAGAAACACTAACAAGAATGGGTATTCCAGATAACAAGAACAAAATATTATATCAGTCTTGTCATTTATTGAAACAATTTGATACTTACTACTTAGGACATTTCAAGCAATTGTTCGTTTTAGGCCGTGGAAAAGATGGTTTCCCTGGCTTTGGTAATGTTAGTATGGAAGATATTGAAAGAAGAAATTCTATTGCATTTTGTTTACAAAAATGGAATATGATTGAAGTAGTTGAACCTTCAGAAATTGCTGAACACAATGTTAGAATTTTCGTATTACCACATTCTGAAAAATACAAATGGCAACTTATTAAAAAGTTCAATGTAAAGAATTTGGAGAATGTATAATGATGATGGATATGAAAACCGCCAAGCAAATTCTTAATGAAAATGGATTCTTGCTTGAAGATACAAACACCAAAAGCCTTGTAGGTAAGTTTTGGGCAGCTAAAAAGAATGGTGAAACTTTATCAAAAGAAGATGCTGAAGCCTTGTTAAATGCCCCAGACTTTGATGAAGTAGTAAACCCAAAATACAAGAATTATATTTTGGCAGTTTGTAGAAAAACATTGGGTGTTGCTAAACCTGAAAATCCTAACGAAGAAAAGCCTGCAGTTGAAGAACAACCAAAAACAAAAGATTTGAGAGACCCAAAGACCGGCTTGCCACCAGTTGAAAAAGAAAATTTCTTTAAATTGTGGCCGGAAGGTTATGTTTGCCCCTGGTATGGTAACTTTAGAAAGAACTCAAAGAACTACACCAAGTTCAAAGAAGTTCAAAATGAAATTGACAATTCTGTCAAGGCATATAACAAAATGCAAAAAGATAAAGTTCAAGTTGATTCCGACAAATTAATCAAGGAAATTGTAGATGGTTTGGATTTGGGAATTGAATTTACCAAGTGCGAATTTAAAGATGGCGGTGTTCGTCTTGAATGGAAGCCTACTAAAGAAGATTTGTCTAATGAAGAATATAATAAAAGATGGGGTATTGAACCTGAACACGAAAACATATATTGTTCTACCGAATTTGCCCTTGTATTAGCACCAATTAATAAAGATTGGGTTCAAGATGCTATTAGTGAATGGGAACCGGAACATAGAAAAGAATATGCGGGTTCGCATAGTAATCAATTCCATTGGAATTATCCTGTAGACCATTATGAAGTTAGTTTGTCAATATCTGACCAAGAAGGGCCGACTGCAAAAAATAAAAATTCTTCATTTATAAACCGAGTAAAAATTGACCAAGACAATATTGTTGGAGATTCTATTGAAATTGTTAAGGGAATAATTAACGCAGGTAGATATAAAGTTCATGACCCTGACCACCACGAATCAATGATTGGTAAAAGAAGTGGATGGCTTGACTATGACGATTACAAACTTAAACGATGGGGACATTGGCATTAAAAATATAAAGGGCTGGAAAATTAATTCCAGCCCTTTTGAGGTAACAACAAATTCTTAAAGTGGTTCACCATCAAAGGTTTTAATTTCTGGATGGGCAATTTTCAAAGCCGGCCTAAACCACCATTCATTTTTAGTCTTATCACAATCCAAAAGCAAACGATGATTACAAGTTCCCATCATATTGATGTACCAATTTTTAAATTCTGGTGTAAATTCTCGTTTCCAAGTCTTTACCTCTTCACGCAACTTGTGATTTACTGAGCCGTGAATACAAACACCGTCATAGATAACAAACTCTTCAACATCTTTTTTATTATGAAAAACAATATCTGACATTTTTAATCCTCCACTCGTTCATTCATCTTGGTAACAATCAAATTAATAGATTCTGTAACATTCTTACCAGTACAATCTATGACATGACCTCCCATGTGGTCTGACCAACGAGAACCCTCTGCGTCATAACCAACCCAAACCTCTTCAATTTCCATCTTGTGCTTTTCTTTAGATGGCTTGATAGTCAAGGTGGCGGCATTAACACAATTACACCTTCCTTCCTTCTTGCGGCGAATTGTAACCATTAACTTATCATCAATGATAATACCACCAATACGATTGATAATGTTGTGGTTAGCGGTCTTGAAAGATTCAAGGAGTTTTTCGTGGAATTGCTTAATTGTCATAGTGTTACCTCTTTTGTTTACATACCAAATATATAAACTTATTTCTTCTTTGTCAAGGGTTTTCTATAATTTTATTGTAAAAATTAATTTACAAAGGGGTTTATAAATATAGTATTATGTTAAGCTATCAGGAAATATTTAATATTCAAAAAACCACTTTGCCCCTTACAAAGAAAGAACTTGAGGGGGTATTGTCTAAAAGTGTATTCACCGGCTATGTTCAATGTTCATATTCAGTCCTTGTTCAAACATTGAAAGATATAGCTACGGCTGAATCATATCAATGTACCATTAACCCCGAGCAAATGTATCAAAATGGAAACAACCCATTTGAAAAGGGTGATTGTATAATCCAGATTGAGGGTACACGATATTACGAAGAATTTATCAATAGGGTAATCCAAAGCGAAGATTCTAAGGAATGGACTGACTTTGTAACTTATTCGGAAACATTCCGTGGTGAATTGAAGGCTGCCAAAGAAAACACAATCAAGAAATACCTATGGAATAGACAAAACATTATGAATTGGTGTGAAGAAAAGTTTATCGCCATTATTGGCGAAGATAAGGAAAAACTTATTATGGATTGGGATAATTTCAAGGCAAAAGTCTTATTGACTTCGGACTTGTATGGCTTTATTGAATGTTGTAATGAAAGTGAATTGCAATTAGCTACAAAAGCATTGTCAAATATACTTTGTCAAAAACTAACAAAGTATAGACCTGAACTTATGCTTCATATAACAAACAATAGTAAACGAGAAACTATCATTACGGTAAAGAAACCAATTATAAAAAGAATATTCATAGTTTCTTCTTATGCTAAACAATGTGAAAAGGATTGGCCGATTATCAAATTTACATCTTTGGATAAAAGAAGTTTTGATACTCTCAGTATGTGGGAGGATTAATGATTAAACATACCGAAACAATTTATAATACAAGTGTTCGTAGACAAGATACTACTTGGAAATACGAATGGGATGTAGATAATCCAGACAAAGAAGGTACTGTATTCCTTAGTCCTATAATCTATGACAAAAATCGTGAAAAGACTTGGACTTTCGCACCTGATGAAGATAGCGGTGCTAACCCAAATACACTAACTATTGGTGAAAATGATTTAGATGATGAACCTAAAAACCACCTTGACCAAACATGGTATGGTAAGTTTAGCGGTCAAACAAGATATTTAAGACCCGAAGCATCTTTTGTTACTGTAACATCTGAAGTAGGTAATGTTACTGTTGACCCATTCCCACCAAAATTCATTACCGACGATGAAACTGACAATGTAATTTTTTCACCCGTCTATAATGTGGAAGATGGTGAAGATGATGAAAAGATTTACAAAATCGCACAAGATAGTGTAAGACATTTTGAGTTCCAATTTCAAGACAAGGCAGGATTGGATTTCAAACACTTTGCTATAAAATTAGATGGTGCTGTAGAAGATGAAACAAGTGATACTAACATTGTCCTTTACGAATATGTAAGGGTATTAAAAGATAATTTCTATCAAGATTTAACTTGTAACTATGAAGGTACATATTTCCCAGACACTTATGATAATTCTAAACAACCAGTACCAAAATCACAAATAATAGACCCACAAGAAAGATGGATAAAGAATGTTAAAGTAAAGTATGATGGTGCTAATCTTTATAGTATTTCATTTGACCTTGTTTCAAGTTATGAAGCATCAATCGGTGAAAAGAAATTAAGAAGATTCTTTGCTACACCTAGAGAATTGTTAAAACTTGGTTACACAATGAACACACCAATAGATGAAATTGTGTATAAAGGAAATGACAATGAAGATTATAAAGTTAACGGTCATGATAAGGCTATTTTCTTAAATAAAATACCAACTAATGTTAATACTATTGGTGAATGGATTCGTTATCTTGAAGGTGGAAAAGACGATGATGGCTATCCACATGAACCACACCGTGCTGTTGGTAGATTGATTCTTGAAGTTTATGATTTGGCTGGTAACAAGTCAGTCTATTATGACAAGAAAGAATTTTGGACTATTGATACCGACGATATTGACAATATGGTTCCAGTCAATATTACATTCTTTAATCCTGAACCATCCAATTACTTTGTCAATGATAACATTGAAGGTAAAGTATCAGTAAATGCACAAGATATGAATAAGTTCTTATGGAGATTCCCTGTAGAAGCTGAATTGACAGGCAGTTCTATTGGTCAAATTGACACATCAACTTATCCACCTTATCCTGATGGCATGGAATGGCAAGACAATTCTAAATTGGTTGGTTGCTACAATGTTCTTACTGGTTGTAGAGGATTCAATGTATTCAAGTTCACACAATATGGATATGTTGAAGTTGCTGCTTGGGTAGAAACAGGTAACAAAAAGATTGACTCAATAATCAAGGAAAGAACTTACAATACTGCTAAGAACGGCCCGTGGATTTATGATGATGGGGGTCGCAAATACGATTTGTTGCGATTCGTTCCTAGCTATCTAAGAAACACTGATTTCAATGATTTCATTGAATTTTTCCAACTATTCGCTAACACAATGTATTTGTCATTAGACAAGAATAGAAACATTTCTGCCCTTGAAAAGATTGCTCGTATCGGTAACTTTAATGACATTGATAAGATTGAAACAAAATTATTAATGCATTACGAAAACCAATATGCTAATGAATTTCCTTTTGACAAGAAAGCCATTCAGGAAGTCAATACAATATTCAGTAATGTTGGTTGGGGATTTAAAGACGATGAAGAGGTTTACGGTATTATCAAGTATGCCTTGGATAATCTACCTGGCTACAATAGATACAAGGGTTCTAACCTTGGTGTAGCTGGTGCCTTGAAAATGTTCGGTTTCACTTGTAAGGTCATTAACCTATGGATTCGTAAAAAGGACACCATTGAGGAAAACCCTAACTTTGTGGAAGAGGACAGATTGTCTGAATTTGGTGATTTTTTCCAAACAAGTAGATTCAACATTGAAGTAGATTCAAACAATTATTTTGAAACATTCAATGAACACTTGGATTTCTTTATAAACTTGGTAAAGAGTATCAAGCCTATTACAAAGATACTTGACTTGATTAAATATACTGTATCTAAAAGAAAGAATATAGCCTTTATACACGATGGCATTTTAAGCGATAAAAAGAAAGCCTATGTTTATGTTCTTTCTTGGGCATTTGATGCCGATGAAAAATTAAAAAATAGAATAGTTACTACAGCAAATGTTGATTACAAAACTAGACAATGTTCATCATTGTGTTTACCTTATAAAACACAAGGTATGGCGGATAGACAAACATTACAGTCATCTTCTAAAATTTATACCTATGATTATGATACTAAAGAATATGTACCAACAGATTATACTTTAGATAACTATTACACTATTATTGGTAAACTTATGGAATGTAACAAAACTGATATAATCTTTAGATGTTACAAAAAAGGTAAAAGAAATCAATTAAGGACTAGAAGCCTAGACATAGTACAAGATGAAATTTATTATAGAATACCATTTGAAAAAACAAAAGTTACTTTGAACCCAGGTATGTTTTGTTTAAGTACTGAAAATGGAACTGGTTTGATTAATTTATTCAATATGTTTACATCTTACATTAATAATTATAACTTGACTGGAAACAATGTATATAATTACCACGATAATACTATCTTACTTAGAGATAGAGCTTTTACTGATATTGAAATGGCTATTGAATACATTCCTGGTACTAATTACATACAATGTTTAGATGATAAACGATTTGGTTTTGGTCCAGGAAAAATAGAACCATTTTATTATTATAATTATTATGTACCAACTACATAAATACATTTAGAGGAATTATGGGAAATAGTGTATATAACAAGGTTGAATATGTTTTTACTGATGAAGGTAAAGAATGTATATTCAAACAAAATAATGGAATGAAGTATTCCATTGTTGGTGCAGTATTATTTTCCGATAAGAATAATTGGGTAAGAGGTAAGTACAATAGAAAACATGTGGTGGGTGGGGTAGTTCAAGAAGATAAAAATTATTTACATACAATTACTTGGAAAACCCTGCAAGCAAACACACAAGTAATCTTCAAGAATGTACAATACGAATATAGGGGTGGTTACTATGTTCCAAATGAAACCCAATACAATAAGGCTACTACCAATGTTCTTTCAAATTTGATTCAAGTACAAGAAGCTTTTTCTACCACCAAAGGTGAAAATGAAAAAGGTGGAATAGATACATTACACTATGTTTCATACGATGTAATCATTAAGAAGAATACTTTGAACTTGCTTAACCTTGAAAACATTGATTTTGAGTTTGACGGTTTGGCATTGTTGGGTATTCCTTATAAGAATGACATTACAGACATATATCACCCATTATTTGATTATCAAGATTATAGCATAGTAGCAATCAGTTATTTTCCTGATGAAAAAATTAAAGTCCTACATAATCAAAATAATAAACTTGCTTTCAACATAGAATTACACTTGTATCTACAAAAAGATAAGGGTATTGTATTGGATGAAGAAACACCAGAGGACTTATACCATTGTTTACATTTCGTAAATGACGGAACATCAAACAAAACAAATGAAAATATCAAATCTTTGGGTGGCACAACAAAATTATTGATATGGTAATACAAAATGGCAGAAAACGATAAATTATTTGGATATGATTCTTTTGCAAAATTGAACATAATGAATGAAGTAAATGAGGATAACGAAAAAGTTATTCCTCAGATTATGTTTGATTTGTCTAAAAAGGGTTCTAATAAAACTTGGGATGGTGATAGACTTGCTATCACTTACAATAGTGGTAACAAGGCTTCATTGTTCCGTATTTCCGAAGTTACTGGTAGTTATAGAAATAAATTAAACTTTGAATTGCTTGGTGCTAATAACCTTTTCTACGGTAGTGTTAAGGGAACATCAAACAACTCTTTCATATTCTCACAAAACAATACAATCAGCAATAGTTCATACGATAATAACTTTATAAATGCCGATGGTAACCGTATCGTGCCAACATATACCTCAGGCATTAACTTTATAGATTCTAACAATAACTTGATTAATTCTGGTTATTTACATCATAGATATTCTTCTGCTGCCAATATTTCCTATTACCATTCCAACAACAATATATTGTTACCACAATTTGCCTACATCAAGGGTAACAAAGGTACTACAGATGGTAAAAATTTAATTTCACAGCCGTTATACGATAATAATGGTTTGATTACGGGTTATGCCTTGGTATCAAGCTATAATGGCACTGATGTGTATATTAAGGGTATTGCAGGCGGTGTTCTTAGAAACTATACTTTTATCAATAGTGATTACAATAGAATTTTAGGACACAACAATTACAATTCAAATACAACTATTATCAATTCACATAATGGTTTTTATCAAAATGATAATGAAACAAAGAATACCGTCCTAATTGGTAATGATTGGGGTTACATAAGTGGTGTATCTGGAAACACAATTGCTATTGGTAAAGGTCTTATCAACTACAATACAAGTAGTGATAAGATTATATTAGGTCAATTTAACAGAATTTCACATGACCCTAACGATATTTTGATTGTTGGTGATGGACGCTTATCACAAGAATATTTGGATTCATTGACTGCCTTAAATAAGGATTGGGCTACAAATGATAAGTCCTATGATAAAATCCTTAGTGCATTAAGTGGTAATGGTTCGCCTAGTGCAGATAGTGGTTTGTATAGACACAACATCTTCACAGTCAATAAGAATGGTTACATTACTATTTCGGATTGGACTAATCCATCCAACTCTGCTAGATATGGTTACGATGGTATTACAGCTTACTTGGATAATATTTCTTACAAAATTCCATTTAAAACTTTGTATAACAAAATCAATGTAAACGATGCTATCACACAAATGCAGGAAACCGTTGATAGTTATACTAAACAAATGGACGATATTATCAAGACTATGCCTAGTAACTATTTCTATTCTGTTAAAGATAGTATAAATCACATATTCTTGAATGTTGATAATAAGACAAACATGGGTGCTTCAGCTTGGATTTGGAAAGAAATATCCGCTAATATGGAAAACAATACTATCCTTGGTATTACCTATGAAGGTGTTGACCAATCAAAAGAATTAACTATCTATTGGTCGGCTACAAATGGTGGTCACAATGTAGTTCCCGGTGGTACTAATACAGCAACTTATAATAACACCACTATTCTTTATACAACTATAAAACCATTTTGTTCTAAGCAATTCTTGTATTTAACATCAGGAACGAACAAATTCGGACCGAACGATGATGATAGTCTTAATCTTATACAACAACAAATTATTGATGATGAAACAAGTGAAGTTCAAGGATTTATGTTAATTCAAGATTAACAAATAAATATAGAAATGATAATCACAATTACAGATAAATGTAAAGAATACATTCTCAATGCAGAGAATGGTATAAAGTTTCAAGTCAAAGGATATGCCTTCCTAGTTGACAATGAAAGAATATTGCCTAAAAAGGGTTCTGAAGTAAAATTAAAAGACTTGTATAGAAAGAACCCAACTGAAGAAGATGATTTAATTGTACTTGACCCATTAAAAAATACCAATCAAGATATTCTTTATAGATTGTTTGATACAACCTATGTTCCTGCAACAGAACTAAAATCTACTGACAAATATCCTTTTGGAACATACAAATTTAGAATTGACCACGGCTTAAACCCTAAAAAGAAAGGTGGTTTTTGTTGTGCTGACTATAATTGTAGTCATTTTGATGCTATACTTGTTATAGGTCAAAAGTTTGATGAATCCCCAGCTTATGTAAAGGAGGAAGAAAGAAGTTTTCTTGCTGCCTATATAACACCAGACCCACAAAAGGATGAAGAAAAAGATTTATTTAAAATTGATAGCCTAAATGATAATGGTGAAAATGCTTCAGGTCCAGTAGCTAGAGTTATTTCTTGGGTATTCTCATTGGGTGAATTTGATGATGGTTCTGATGTACAAATAAAATACGATGAAGATTACAAAGAATTAATGAAAAATCATTCTTTGAAAGATAATCAAACTACAATGATTCGTATTGGCGATGAAGAAAGTCCAAAGAAAACTGCTTTGTTCCTTGTTCAAGCATCAGATTTAGGAACACAATATGATGCCGTAATAAACAACCTTGAATTGAATCAAGGTTTTTCAGGTAATTTCTCCGGTACTTATGTGCCAACAAATATCATATTGACCGATGAAACTGAAAAGGTAAACAATCTTTGGAATGTAAAGCCTGCTATTACAATCTTTGACGACCACAACTCACCTATTGCTAAACCACAAATGATGTTGTCTTATTGTGATAATGATGGTTTATCAATCAATTCACTTGCTATAACATATAGCAAAGACCCTAATAAAGAAGTCTTCAGTATAAACGATGTAACAGGTAACGATAACATACAAGCTAACTTGTTCCCTGAAGATATACACGAAGAAAATAAGTTTTGTATTGACCCAGAATATAAGCCATACAACAATACTGTTATATCTGCTTGGTCTGCTGAATCAGCAAATAATAGATTTTTCAAATTACATTCAAATGGAGGTCATTATAGTGGCTTACAAGTATATAACACATTTGAATTAAGTTCAAAGGGAACAAATTTATCCGCTTGTTCATCTAATGCATTCTATGTTTCAAATTACAATACACTTAATAATAGTGTTTCAAGCGAATTTATAAATTCAAATAACAATACAATTAACTTTTTATCCAATGTTTCATTCATTGATTCAAATAATGTATTGTTTAGTGACAAAATACCACAAGCAAATACTACACCAGTATTGACTGGTCATACATTGATTGGTGTAAATGGTGAACAAAATAGATATTTGTTATATTCTGAACCAAAAACAATTACTGGTAATGAATACACACAAGTAATTCAAGGTTCATATAGTAATTATACACACATTGGTACAAACAAATTAACCCAATTCTATAATGATTTTGGAACATTAAGTATAACTGGTTTTGATGGTAGAGGTGGTCATGTTAAAATACCTATTCTTAATGACACTAAACACATTAAAGGTAAAGTTTATGTAACTGCAGCTTCAGGTAAGGATGATACTTCTAGTCATTCAGCCAAAAGACCTATTGAATTAGATATAAATTATAATTATTTTAATGAATATACCCAAGAATTTGATACTACATTGAATATAAACAACTTTGCTTTGATTGGTCACGAAGGATTGCTTGCTTCTAGAGCTTTCTATAAATATTGGGCTTATCCAGGTAAAGAATACGAAGGATTTTCAAATAGTCTAAATAAAGGTAATTGGGTATTGACTGGCACACCAACAGGAATAAACCCAAACGATTATACTATTGTATTTGGTAACTATAACAGCTTATTGAACACTAACAAGAGTTCTCCAAGACTTGAATATTTTTCTAGTATTTACGAATATTATAGAAATTATATAAACGATGGATTAATTCTTGATGCTAACAATACTATAAGTTCAATTTACAATAGTAGTAATACTTATAATTGTAATTCCATAAGTTATCCTTACTTTATTAACCAACAAGACAATGCTTTCAGTGAATATCCAAAAACAACAATAGGCTTGTATTATGCTTTCAAATCAATTACTACTGATGAAGGTGACTATTCTTTGAATAAGTTACTTGTAGTTGGTGGTGGTGAAGGTTACACAGATAACATTCAAGACACTATCTTCTCACCTGCTGAAAATGTTTCTAAGGAAAAGCATTATTATGAATTTGCTAAACGAATTGATGTGTTCTCAGTTGAAAAGGATTCATTCCAATTAGTCCATAACAATACTTATGACTTGAACCCATCATTATCAGCAACAAAGGTTGGTTATATCCCAGGTATGTTCGCCGTTCGTGGTTGGGAAAAACCAGTACAAAAGTATCATTATAGATTTACATCGGCTTATAATGGCGATGCTCCAAGTGGTATAAACATTGTTAGTGCTTCACTTGTAACATCACCTAACACATACAACCTACAAAATACTATTTACACACCTACTGGTATGTTGATTCCATTGATTCGTTCATCAAACGATGGTTACAAGTTAAACATTGAACATATAAACGATTATATCAAGGGAAGTACAATTGTTGGTATTTCTAATAGAGTTAATTATACAAATCTACAAAAGAAATACGATGAATTTATGCAAAAGAGATATACATTCGTTTATAAAACCCCTGGTGTTTGTAATATTAATTATAAAAAAGGAACTAATGAAGCAAACATGAATACAAAAGGATTAGTAAAGGGTAAAGATTATACTGTAGATTGGCGTTATAGATTGAACATGGACGATTTGTTTAATGGTTTGAGTACTAAAGGTATCAATATTCGTAATAACGGTGTTAAGGGTATCAAGTCAAGAGTATATACCATTTATCTTGTTAATGAAAACAAGAAACACTCCCTTACATTTGAGGGTATTCGTATGCGTAAGGTTGGTAATAAGTATCAAACACTTATGACTACAAGACAAATTAAACCGGGTATGACACAACGCATTATGTTCGTTGATAATGGTGCTAATGGTCAATATGGTGTAATGAACTTTAACTACTACAATGAAAATAACGATACATTTATGACTAGATAAATAGAATATGGCAGAAATTTATACAAAAGATAATAATGGTAATTTAAAGAGCTTAGGTGATGCTGACATTAACAAGGTAAAAACCGTTGTTAATGGTGCAGAATTGTCTAAGTTCATTAAAGACTTTTGGACTGATAAGAAATCAGGTAAACACCCTGAACTTATGAACAAGCATAAGGCTATTTTGGAGTCTGACTTGCTTGTTTCGCCAAAAGATTTGTTTGAACAACTTAATGCCAACAAATTTATCTTTCAAAACTTTGGTCCAGTGAACATATCAGACTTTTTAAGAAAGGCAAAATTGGATTCCTACTTAAAGCCTGAGTTCGTGAACCACGCATTGAATGTTACTACACACCAACCTGCCATTGGTAAAGGAGAATTTCTACTTGTATCTTGTTTCAAGAACATAAATTTCGCATTTGAAAGTGGTGACTTGATTGATGATGATGGAAATAGAATAGAAGTCAAGGGAAATCACGCACCAATAGGCGGACCGAAAGGTTTTAAACAAATGAATAAGTCTTTGATGTTCTCAATTTATCGTTTGTTTAATACAAATCCAGATTCTAATGATTTAACTATGGATTGTGCTAAAGATTTAGAAAAGAAATTAATTGACAATCCTAGTTTGGTAAGACAAACAATGATGTTCTTACAAAATAATATAAAAGAAAGTAGTGTTCTAGCAAATCAAATGACAGAATTATTCAATGAAAAGCATAATTTATTGAATGTTATTGCTGCTGCCCATTTGTTCGCATATTTAAGGCTACAAAAGGCTAATTTCTTGTTTGCTATCAATGACAAAGCCTTTGCTGGATTCAAGGCACCAGACAATTTAAAACAATCCTATGACATTATTCAGCATTTCAATGTAAATGGTTGGTTCACTGGTAATCGTGGCATAACTTTCACCTTAAAGAAGGAGTAATAATCTATGGGTGAAAGTATATTATCAAAAGCTACGCAACAGGGCGGTGTTGCCAAATACAATTATGTTGATGAAATATACAATATTCGTATAAATGACCCTAAAGAGGGTGTAGTTATTCCTGCAAATATCATAGTTTCATTGGAAATTGATGAAAATATGTTTAGTTTGCTACCTACATTCAAGTTAAAAATTGAAGATAAGGGTTCTTTCTTTAGTGGTATCAATATAAAGAATGGTGATAGAATATATTTCGTCATTACACCTAACATTACTGTAGAAGGTGAAGAACCAAATCCTTATATCAATGGTGAATATTGTGTTCAAAGTATAGATTGTATAGCTGATTTAGCTAAAGGGGTATATAATTATACCATTACAGGTATTTTCAACGCACAAAGTTATCTAAACCAAGTTACAACCTATCCAAAAACTACGATGTTGTCAATAATTACTAGAGATGATATGAAATCTGGCGATGCCATAAGACAAGTGCTTGATGATACTACATTGAAATTGAATGTAGAATGTGATACAGACGATAAATCATTATGGATTAATTGTAATGACACTAGAGCACAATTCATTGAAAAGATTGTTGAACACGCATGGATAGATGTTGATGATGCTCCATTGATTTACACTGACTTATTTGGTCAAGCACACTATACATCGGTAAAAACATTGGCCGCAAAGAAGAAATTGGCTAAGTTTGAAAACATCAAGTATAACAATGACCACCTACGATTAGAAGGGGGTAACGAAGTTGTTATGTTATTTGGTGATTGCGACTTTCTTAATGCTGCTGGACCTATTCTAAACCAAGGGGGTTATCAAATAAAGGAAGCCTACTACACACCATACAACTTTAAAGAGATATGGGATAGAGATATTCCACCTGCAGAGGTAAGTTTCGTGGATATGATAAAGGATATTCTTATAGCTTCCTCCGGTGATATATCAATGATGGATATTATGATTGGTCAGTTGATAGATGCTATCACAAAAAGTAAGTATAGAATAGCAACTTATTCACAAAATGACTCATTTCTTGCTCCTAGAAGCAACAAAGCAAGTAGTCAATTAGAAAATACATCTAAATTCTTTGATTGCGGTATGCATTTCAAGGATTATCATACACACTATGACTTAGCACCGGCACACAATGAAATGATTAGACGAAGTTTTTTTCAAAACTTTATAAATATGACGGTTGATGTTCATAGATTGCCTGATGAATTTAAGAAATCTATTTGTAGACCCGTCTTAGGTGATAAAGTTTATGTTGATTTTTCTACATCTGATGGTGTAGATAAGATACATTCAGGTAACTATATAATATGTGGCATTAGACATTGTTTTAGATTCGGACACGCTTACACAATGGAAATGAAATGTGTTACTGATGGTACATTTGGTAAGGGTGCTTTTGAAGAAGAATTAGAGAAGGCTAAGAAAAAATGAGAGATATAGACCAATTTAGACAATTAATGAAAGGAAAGACCGACAGTATCAATACTGACCAAGTTATTCCTAAAGCTCCACAAAAGGAAATGAAGAAATGGACTGGTATTGTTGTAAACAATGCTGACCCATCCAAACTCGGTAGGGTTCAAATCAAAATTTATGGATTCTACGATGATTTGGCTATGAGTAACATTCCTTGGGCAGTTCCTGACATTCAATCGTGGACTTCAACTAAGGGTAATTTCGTAGTTCCTGAATTGAATACCATTCTTAGGGGGTATTTTGATAATGGCGATGAAATGAAACCCGTCTATGATTCTGTTGCTTTCAATGCTGCCTATACATCAATGGAAGGTGACTTCTTTGATTGGTACACAAGAACAGAAGATTATCCTCACACAATGGTTTTGTTTCAAACTGACCAAAAAGATTACCTTGTTATGAATAAAAAGACAGGTGAAATAGCTTTTACACACCACACAGGTACAGTTATGCGTGTTGATAGTGATGGTAACATTGATATTGGAACTAGCATTTATAGTGGTGGTCCAGCGAATATGTCAGTCAATGTTAGTGGTAACATACAAATTAATTCTTTCGGTGATTGTAAGTTAAGTGCTTTTGGAAATGTAGATATTCAAAGTACAACAGGTAAAATTACTTTGGGTAATAACCCCGCAAAGAACCTTGTAAATAATTTTCCATCTTGTGTTGTTTGTGGTTCACCTCATTGTATCGGTAATGTTCAAGTAGAGGCATAAGTTTGTATGGCAAATAATATTTTAAATACTCCAAGTGGTATAGGACAAATCCCTGCCGGAAATGTAATCATTGGTAATGGTTATACCGGTAATTTATCAACTTTTAATGGAAAACTATTTGTATTTGATTTTGAAAATACACCACCAGAACCGCCTGAACCAGAACCACCAGACCCATATAATCCATATAATTTGGATGAAAATACATTCAGAGCACAATTTAAACAAGGCAGTACACCTAGAATGGGTATATCTCGCCAGTTAGTGAATGCCGAACAAAATATATGGGATATAACTTTTAATCCGAGAAATGTAAGATTTGAAGAAGAAGATAATGCACATATTTTATTAAAAATATGGGGTGCTAATACAACAGGTATAAATGATTTTAGACAATTATTTAAAAATTGTACCGAATTAACTTCAGTACCTATATTTGATACTTCTATTGTTAGATATATGGATTATATGTTTGAAAATTGTAAATCTTTAACAACTATTCCAAATTTTGATACTTCAAAGGTTACATCAATGGAAGGTATGTTTTCAAATTGTGAATTAATTACTACTATTCCATTTTTTGATACTTCAAATGTTACTGATATGTCTTATATGTTTTCCGAATGCGAATCATTAACTTCCATACCAGCATTGAATACTTCAAATGTTACGGAAATGAATTATATGTTTTCAAAATGTATATCTTTAACAACAATTCCATTATTGAGTACTTCAAATGTAACTAATATGTATGGTATGTTTTCAAATTGTGAATCATTAAATTCAATACCATTATTAGATACATCAAATGTTACGGAAATGAATTATATGTTTGATAATTGTATTTCACTAACAACCATACCATTATTAGATACTTCTAATGTAACTAACATGTTTCACATGTTTCATGGTAGTTCAATAATAACTATACCAAATTTAAATGTTTGTAATGTAACTGATATGTATGGTATGTTTGAAGATTGCCATTCATTAACTGGTATTCCAGATTTAAATAGTTCAAACGTAACTAATACGTATGAAATGTTTTTTAATTGTTCCGAATTAAAACATGTACCATTACTTGAAACTGATAGTTTAGTAATAGCAGATAGAATGTTTCTAAGTTGTTTTAATGTTGAAAGTGGTGCTTTGGCGTTATATCAACAAATGAGTACTCAAGCTACACCACCTACAGACCACCAATCAACATTTACTAACTGTGGTTCACATACCCAAACTGGTGCTGCAGAATTAGCACTAATTCCTAGTGATTGGAACTAAAAAAGAGGGTTTTTAACCCTCTTTTTCTTCTAACAACAAATTAACGATAAATGGTGGCACTACATTAGGCATTTCATTCTCATCAAGTTTGTAAATTTTTATTTTTACTCTTTGTGATAAGAATTTGTTGTTAATTTCATTCTTTTTGTCAAGTTTTTCAATCAAATCCTTGTATTCATTATCAAGTGCTGTCTGTTCCTTTTGGAACTCAACAATCATTTCCGTAATTCGTGGTTCATTATTCACAAATATAGGATTGCCTTGTTCATCACGGTCAACATATTTCTTGACTAAAGAATTGAACTTACCGCCATATTCGTGATATTTAGGGTCACGATTTTCATCATAAATGCCTTCTACTATTTGCTGATATGGTGTAACCAACATTTGTAAATTTTTACATACAAATCTACTATATGTTATTGATATACCATCTTTCTTATATTGGTCAATAAAATATTCATAAAGCAATTTAATATCACCCAATGAAACTTCAACTTCTTTTTCTACCATAATAATTACTCCTTAAATTCGTACAAATTGTTAATATCTATTTCAGTAATGGGTGCTTTTTTTGTTACTGCATGAAACCATTCTGTATGTGTATCATTTTTTATTGCGATTAATGGACTTTGATTTTTACCCATAAATCTAATGACATAGTGACCAGACCAATCAGCATAACAAGGATAAAGTACTGCATTTTCATTTATCTTTGCCATTGGTTCAAGATATTCATTTAATTCTGGAAACTTTTCCATTAAATACTTGACTGTAGAATAGCCTTCACACTTTAAATTAAATCCTTCCATAATTACTCCGCTAACTTATTCAAACCATCTGTGCTATGTGGGTCATCCAATGTATTCAAGTTTTCAAAGAAATCAAGTCCGGTAACCATTTTTTCTTCACGCTCTTTAATTTCATTCAACGAGAACAAAATACTATTTGTTGCTAATTGGGTAACATAAGCGAATGCTGATGTTGCTTGTTCATCATTATAACGATTGATATAAGTCATTACTGTAATGAAAGCATCTTGAACTATATCATTTATATCATCATAATTACGCATTGATGTACGAAGCCTAAATGAATTGATTCTACCATTGATAATCTTCAAAAAGTATTCGCACATTTCATTTTTTAGTCTATTAAAGTTAATGTTATATTGTCTGCGTTCTTCCAAGGACATTCTTTCATATTGTTCTTGAATCTTTTGGATTGTAGCTATTTTGTTGATAATGAATTGTTTGGCTGCATTGTATTTGTCTTCGGAAATCTTTCCCTTATTAAATTTATTTTCAAGTCTTTGTAGGTAAGAGGGACACCAGTCACCGCTTATCGTCCAAGTTCATCCTATTGTATTCTACAATACATTCTCTAAGTCTAGCATTATCAACATAATAATTCTTCTCATCATCTTTTTTCGTAGCCATAAATAAACCTATTTAATAAAAATGTTTTTGCCTAAACAAAATATAATATAATAATATAAACTTAAATAAGTTTATGTTTTTTTGTCTAAGTTTAAACTTATAAACTTGCCCTGCTCATTGTAATTTTACCATCATCTTTTTCCATTTGTTGCTTTTCTTCCTCAATCATTCTAGTTACATTTTGGTGCATAATTTCAACTTCCCACCAAGGCTGAGTTTCTGGAATTTGATAATTGGTGTATTTACAAATTCTTAGTATCATATCCAATACATCACCCACATTTACCTTACCGAATAGACCAGAATCGGTTATTTCAATCTTGTAGGTGTAGGCATCACCACATTTAGGACAATATGTTGTAATCTTTCTGTCAAAGCCTATAAACATATCATCTACATTGTTCTTTAGTATGGAATAGTCCAAGGCACTTAGCCCATTCAAGAATGTTTCTAAGGTCTTGTTAGGTGCTTCAATTTCCATATACCTCATAAACAATTCAATTTGGTAGTCATTTGATACTTTCTTCAAGTCCTTTATTCGTGGTTGTCTAAGTCTTACTTGTAAATTACAATCTGGCAAATCAATTATTCTATCCATAGCCTTGCTTTCATCAAGCAATATGGTAGGAAATTCAGCTAATTGTACTTCCTTGTTAAATTGTTCACCACATTTATCACATTTCAAGTGTAATTCGTAACCATTGTTGATACTAAAGCTGTTAGCACGAAGCCAAAAGATTAAATATTCCCTATCAGCTAACAACAATTCATCAAATTGTATATTTTCCAAGATTATACACTTTTGAACAATTTCATTGATAACATCAGTAGCATTTTGAGGACAAAGTGTAGCAAGATACTTGACCTCTTGAACATTCAAGGGTCTAATCTTTATTACTGAATCAGGTTTATAGAAATAACCCTTTGAAGGTATTTCTTCTTTAATCAATTTCCAATAATTATTATATAATTCCATATTAAAAAGCCACTGTTGAGAAATTCAATGTTATGACACCAGTAAAAGCACCGGGTGGAATCAAACCTGCACCTGCACAAGGTATTGTTATCGGTGGTATGGTTGCGATAGCCGTAGATAACATTTTACTTTCTATGTTCACGAATGTATCTGGATTCATAGCCGCACCAATAGAATGAGCTGTTTCCAATAATTGTATGGCACAAGTTTGAAATGTTGTGGTAGGAATAGTAGCTACTGCAGCTATTTGTAAAATAGGACTTGCTTGTAGAGTTACAAAGTTCATAGCAAACTTTGTTCCAAATAAATTGAACAAGTTAATGAAACATTGTCTACCATCACCACAAAACATAGCTGTCTTTATTTCATGATAAGTTATTCTTTGAAATGTTGGTATGAAATAAGCCAAAGGTCCAGCTATTGGTGTTGGGACAGGTGGTGTGCCAGGCACAATAGTAGTTCCAGTAATCATTTGATTAGGTATAGAAAGTTTAGCCTCCAATTCTTGCATAAAAGAATTTAAGGAGTTCATCGTAGCTTTGATATACCATTCAGGGTCAGTTTCTGCACTTTGGTATAATTGGGGTTTTAAGAATGTTTCTAAGCTCATTAGTTAAAACTTCTCCAGAAATCACTATTATCAACCCTTTCATCAAACATACAAGGGGGTGGTGCATAATCATCTTGAACTGATTGTGTTACCATCTTCGCACTTTCTAAGTCAATTTGTGGTTGGTTCAAGCAATAGATAGCCCAATACAAGGCAGAAATCAAGTCATCGTGTGTACCCTTTGTACCACGGAATACATTTGGTGTAATTTCTTCAAATCTTGATAGCTGGTTGATTGTATCTACATCTACCAATGTTAATTTATTGGTTTCCATAGCCTTTTTCAACATCATACAAGCAGCCAATTTACTTGCTTGTGTAGCTCTTGTACCAATACCACCTCTTTTATCGGTATTCAATACATTACCACAACCAATGTTATACCACAATTCTTCTGCAACTTGGTGACCTGTACCAGCTTCATTGTTTTCCAAAACCATAAATGCTTCATTGTATCTACTACTCATCTTTGCGATAACCTGAGCAAATTCGTAAGGCTTAATCTTATCGTGCTTATAAGTAGCAACTTGTACAAAATGTTCAGCATTTACAACTTTGATAACTTGAATAGCACAAGCATCGTTACCTACACCTGTAGAACTATCAACACCCATTACATACAAAACACCAGGGATTGGGTCTTCATATATGTTAATATGGAAATTATCTTCTGTTCTAATTGGGTCTAATGGAATAATCTTTTTAAGGTATTCACCATCTACCAATGTGTGAGATGAACCTAAGAATGAACAATTATAATGTACTAGACCATTAGAAAAATATTTATGCCCATCTTCTACTTGAACTGGAGTATAGACAGTTTGTATTCCAATATCTTCTATTGACTTGATACATTTATCTTGTAAGTAATTACCTTTCTTCAAATCACTAGCAACAACAACTACACCATCATTATCAAATTTATGGTCGGTTGAACACTTTATACTAGAATCATCATCAAAAGTAATCTTAAAGCATTTGGCTTCTTTTTTATCAATCTTATAAAAACCCCTGAAGCCATTAGGGGTTAAAATTTTCATACTCATACTTTAGCACCATTCAGTGAACACTTCACCTTCGTCATTGATTTGTTCAACTTTGGAGAATGGCTTAAAGTATTCGTTGATTACTTCGCCGTCTTCAAAGTCTTTGGTTCTTTCTTTGGCTGGGGTTGTTGTGGTTGTGGTTGGACGGACTTCTTTGGTTTCTTGATTGGTTGTCTTCTCATTTTTATTCTCTTCTACTTTAGGGGTTTCAACTTTAACTGGGTCAGGAACTTCACGAGTTTCTTCGCCTTCGCAAACTTCTTTATACTTCAATTTATGAATGTTCCAATAATGGACAGCAATCTTACGGTTACTAAACCATTCACCACAAATTTTACACTTTTTTTCTATCATAATATCACCTCAAAATTAATGTTAATTATTAAATATTTATGTATTTTCTTCTTCGGAAGGGTCATTACCATTTATATCTAAAGTATCTTCTGTTACATATCGTGTCCTAATTGTAAAAGTCATTGTTTGATTTGCCCATTTTCTCAATGATTGTTCATGCCAAACAGTTAAACCAGTTTCATCATCAATTGAAGAATAACCAAATCTATAACTCATACCTCTTATGCGTAGGAATTGTATATCAGAATAATCTGTAGCATCTTCCATATTTGGATTGTATAAACCCATACAAATAGTTATATCACGATGTTTGTCTTTTGTACCATTTCCACTATAATCCAACACATCATAAGTATAATTGTCTGCTAATGCTTCTGCTCTAGCTTTGGACAAACTAGCATCAATTACACTAAACTCTTGTTTTTGTAATGAATATCCAATAGAATCATAGTCACCATAAGTGCCGACAGAATTATAATAATAAACAGGTAATCTAAAGAAATAATTATTTTCTGAATTTATTGAATATCCAGATTCTTCACCAAGTTTTGTTATATACAAATCTTTTAATAGTCTATCACCATATTTGGAACTGACATCTTTAGAATACTTAAAATATATCTTTCTACTATATTTTAATGGCTCACCAACTGAATCCATTAGACCACAAAAATTTTCATCTTCAACTGGTTCAATATCAGCATATACAATATGTAAATCGTATGTAAATATTAATCGTTCGCCAGCGTTTAATTCAATACCATTATCTAATTTAATTCGTGCGAACATAGGATTGACTTTATTTAAACCAGTTCCATATTGACCGAAAAGACCTACTTCCCAAATTTTACATTGTGTTGGTACCGGATTAGAATTATGCGAAACTCTTAATACATAATTACCTTCACTTATACATTTTGTACCACAAAAAGGTTCACCAGTTCTTAATGTATTTGAAATTGTACCTACAGGTGTTTGTAAATCTACATCTGTAAATTCGGTTTCTTTCTTTCCTGTACCTATTTTACAAAATGATAAAACACCATAATGATTATTAAGATTACCTAGCCACATGGCAGGTTCAGTAGGAACATTAGTAGTAGATGTAAAGTAACCATTTGTATTACCATCATAACACATAAGATGGTCTAAACCAGTAGATACAATTCTATTATGTTTTGGTTTATCTAACCATTCAAATTCTTCTGTTCCGTCAACATGTATTTTACCAATACCAACAACATAACCTTCTAGTTTAATTGATTCATTAATCATTATGCCCCCGCTATGTGTCTGCCTACATGTTCTCTAAATGTACAACGTAAAACTTGTCCTCTCTTTTTCTTTATAGGACATGATACAAATGTGTCAATATTACCTTCTTCAAGATAATATCCAATTCTATATAACATACCACGAATGTTTATCCAATATATGTTTCCGGTAAAACGTGGGTCTGGTAAATTACTTGTATTGGTGTTATCTGTTCTTGGAAAATA